ATAGCTATACTTAAATACCCTTTTGATGTATCCATAGTATCTACATATTTAGAATATTGTTTAGTACCTTCTTTTTGTATTTTTATTAAATCATCGACTAATGATAAATTTACCTTTTCACCTTTGACAATACTTTCTATTTTACTAAGTAATTGTTCTGCTAATTTTTCTTCTGACATATCTTCTTTAATCGATTCTTTAGGTCGTTCCATTTTGTCTGCAAAGTAGCCTTCAATAGAAAAACCTTTAACTTTACCTGATTTAACATACTCGTTCCATATTTCATCGTTATTAACTTTTACTGCTCCCATCCAAGTTCCTACTGGTACATCTAAACCATACTTCCTGGATTTGTCATTTACTTCATCTTCAACTATCCAAGATTCAACTAGTGTAAGACCTTTTAGTGTGTCTTTGTGTTCTAGTGTTGAATTATTTTGATAGCCATTTTTTAAGTACATCTGTGATGCCTTAACTATAGTTTCTTTAGAAAAGAAGATATAATAATCACCTTCTTCACCATTTCTATATATTGGTTTATTAGGTATCAATAAAGCACCTAATAATATTTTTTTTTCTTTATCTAATTCAGCAAGTTTTATTTCCTGATTATTTAATGCAACAAAATCAGATTCTATTGCAGGACTTTCAACAATTGAAATGGCATCAATTCCACTTTCTTCTTGTTCTTCATCTAGTATTAATTCTACTATTTTCATAATTATATAACGTATTTAAAATTAAATTTTGTATTTATCCTATTGTTGCACCTTCTATTGTGTTTCTTTCTAATGCCTGTGCATTTGTAACTTCACTAGCTACAACAAATGCTTGTATCGGTTCTTGTGTCTGACCACCTATTGCTTCTGCTAATTGATTAGTTCCACTTGCTCCTACAATATTAAATGCAGGTGGTAATGATGCAGGTGTTGATGGAGTTGGAATACTAGGAACTGATGCTGATGCTGCACCTGCTTTAGCTTTAGTTTTAGAAACTGCTTTTTTAACAGAACCAATTATACCTATACCCTGTGCAATAGCTCCAGCAATAGTAATAATGTTTTGTGGAAAACCAATCTTAGAACTTTCAGCTACGTTTTGTGCTGTTGAAACTCCTGCTGCACCTACTGCTTCAACTCCTTTGAATGTAATACGTTTCAAATCCATTATAGTTTCCTTCAATGCAAGTCCTTGTTTCATTATTAATAAGGCTTGACCTATTCCAGATTCAGCATCTGCAAATTGTGATATAGCATCTACTACAGCTTTTTTGTCTGCTATCTTTTGTTTATCTAATGCTATTTCTGCATCTAAAATTTCTTTCTGTCTAGTTAAATTAGTTTGTCTAGATTGTTCTGAAAATTCATCAAGTGCTATTTGTGCATCAATTTTGGCTTGTGTTCCTGCATTAGCATTATCTACTATTGCCTGAAGTCTTATGGCTTCTTGTTCTGCTTCTAATATATCAATTTCTTTTAAGGCTTCTAGTCTTACTAATTCATCTTGTATTAATTCAGCATTAAACCTTTTTCTTTCTATAGATAATTTACTTTCACTTTCTATTTGTGAATTAGTTAATTCTATTAATTCTTTATCAAGTGCTAAATCATTAGATTTTTGTTCTGATCTGAATCCTTCTATTTGTGCAAGAACACCTAACTTTTCATTTCTAGCATCTAATAATGCTATATAGTCTTCATCTTTGCCAGTTAATTCAAACTGTGCTTCTGCTGCTTTTAATACTGTTTCAGCATTTGCCAACATTTGTTTTTCTTGTAACTCTAAAACCTTTTTTAATTCGTTGTTAGCTTTTATTCTATCTTCAATACTATTTCTTTCTTCATCTCTAATTTGTCTTTGCTGTTCAGCTTGTCTGTCATATTGTTCAATAAGACCCCTAGATTCTGCTGCAGCAATTTCTGCAGATTTTTTTAGTTGTATGTTAGTTTTTGCAGTTTCTATTGCAGCTTCTACACTAACTTCTTTTAATCCATCTACTACCTGTGTGCCAATTTCACCAACTTCAGTAACAGCTTCACCAAAATTAGTAACAATATCTGCACCTGCAATTACAGCTTCAACTGCTGTTTCTTTTAGACTTTCTTTAGTTTCATCTATTGATTCATTAAGTCTTTTTATTGTTTCAGGATCACCATCTCCAAAGAATGATTCTTCCCAAGCCAACTGTGCAGCTAATAAACCTAATTTAATTCCATCAATTGTTAGTTTTAATGGTGTAAAGGCTATAGTAACAAGACCCTTAACTACTTTTCCTAATGCATCAAAGTTTTCTGTGGCACTAGATACGTTTTTATAAACATCAATAAAGACATTAGCAACTTGATTAAATAAAATTTGTGCAGTTTCAAACACAACATTAAGTGCATCCATCACTTGTTGGTTTTCTTGTATTGCACTTTTAACAAATTCAAATGCTTGTTGTAAAAGAAACACAACACCAGTAACTTTAGCAATATTTTTTAGAGATGCAGTTACACTTTGCACACCTTTTGCACCATCTTCAGCACTTTTTTCTACTTTTTCTAATGCTTTAGCTGTTTCTTGGTTAGCCTTAACTACTTGTTTTTCTAACTTAGTATATTCTTTTTGGAATTCATCTAAGTTCTTAACAGCTTCTTTATATTTTAACTGAAATTCTACTTCTAGTTTTGTTGCCATTTTAATTTATTTTTTGTTTGCTTAATACCCTCTGAAAAAGATTCTGCTAATTTATATTTACCCTGAGCAATTCTAATATTTTCAGTTTCACCATTTACTATCTTTAATAAGTCTAATATATTTTTAATCATAATTTTATTTTAAGGTTGCCCACATACTATGTTCGTTATTATTCCATTAGAATCTAAAGTCATTGACATTACATACGAACTATCTTGGCAAACTGTGTCATCTCCAGTTGAGCCTGTTTGAAAATAAGTTCCAGAACTTGCTGTACTTGTTAGTGTAGCATTATTATACATTGTATCTCCAATTGACAAACTTGCTGCAATACCTACAGAATAATTATAATATAAAGTTCCAAGTGAGCCTGAATATGATACATTTGGAAGCACTCTATAATAAGGTGTTCCAATATTTAATAATTCTAATTGACTTTTGCCATTTGTTAGGTTAGTAGTAATAGAATTTATTTGATAGTTCTGTTGTCTTATTTGTATTAAGTCGTTTAGCTGTAAATTATGAAATATTTTTTGAGGTAAAACTGCATCAACTTTTAAAAGCCTTCTACTTATATTAAATACGTTGTTTATGTAAGTGCTATAATTATTATTGAATAATGTTCTAATAAATTCTGAACCATCATATTCATTTATTTCAGCACTAAAATTAATATTAGTTTCATTTGTTGTTCCTATCTCTAGACTGTTTGATGGAATAATATAATCATCTACTTCTTCTGTTCCTGTTCCTGTCTGTAATGCTATATCAGTTCCATTACTAACTTCTATTGCATAAAAAATTAAAGGCAGACCATAATAAGATTCTTGATTGTCATCAACAAAATACCCATATTGGATTGTTGTTTCATTAGCAGGTGCAGATACTGCAGTATTAACATTGATTAATCTTTCATATAAAACGTGTTCAAAAGGTATTTCAACTTTATATGTGTTATTAGGAGCATCAAAAGTTTCATTATTTAAAGTGTATTTTAATGTACCCCATTCAATATTATTTAGCTGATTATATTGTTTAGCTAAAAAAGTTCCTAAGCCTTTATATTTATATACTATTTCTTTGAATGGTAATGCCACATTTGATGTAGATTTTGTTACATCTAAATATTTATCTATTACAATAGGACTAGCAGAACCTGAAGCATAATAACTATCTAAGGTCTTAACAACTATTGTGCCTGAATTATCTATATAAGCAGTCAAATTAAACATCTGAAATAAAGAAGTAAGAAAACTAATTACAGTCATTTCAGGGATTTGTTCTGGAATGTTAAATGGAGTTATTGTACTACTTTGAAATGTAGTTGCATTTTTCCAAATATCAGTACCACCACCACCACCTTGACCAGGAACAGCAACAGAAACAGTCCAAACTATATTATTGGCATTAAAAGTTATTCCATTTGAATCTAAAGTAGCAACAAAAACACTATATTGCCCTGCACTTAATATTGTTCCTGATGTATTAAAAAAAGTTTGTGGACCTGTTACATTTGTTCTTTGGTCATATATAGAACCATTTTTAAATATTTGTATATTATATACTGTTGAATTATTTGTTGGTGTTAATGTTAAATCAGTTTGTACAATTTGAGTTGGAGATGTTGGTGCTATTATTTCTAATATGCCAAATATAGATGCAGTAAAACCAGTATTACCTGAAACCTTATACAGTTCTTCTAATTGAACAAAATTCAAAGCCAATTGCTGAGTTGCTTCTACACTACCTTTTTTTCTATGTAGCCACATCCATAAATTATGAAATTGTGTGTTACTAGAATCGTTAAAAAAATCATTAGAAAATGTTATTTCAGAATATTGTGCTTCTATTGCATCAATAATTGCTTGTAGTCTTATAGCAAATTTTAATTGATTCCACACAACACCATTTGTTCCACTTGCATTATGCCAAAATAAATTTCCATCATCATTGTGTGTTGCAGAATCAGAATCATATTTTAATCTTTGTGTGTGTGTTATAAGTGGTGTACAAATATTAGTAGTGCTAGTTAAATTAGCAGTCATTTTACTTTTGATATTTGTTTTTGTATAATCCTGATTGTATGTTGATAAGCTAGGTAAAGCACCTAATTGGTCATCTCCTAAAACATCTTTTAAATTTATTGTATTACCAAAGAATGTAATTCTATAAGTGTGAGGTATATTTTTTTTTAAATCAACTCCTTCTAATTTTATATAACCTTCTTTAAATGGTATTGTATTTAATTCAATATATCCTGCAACTTTATTTCTAGCATCAAACCCACCTTGTATGTCAAAATTATAATAATGTTTAAATATCTTGTTATTTACTTTAGATGCAGGTAAAGAAAAGGTTTTAGAAAACTCAGTAAATATTTTACTAATGTCTTTTACGTTTTGTATTGTCTGTGTAAAAGATACAGTTTCATCTTTAAATAAATCAACCCTTTGTGTTCCTATATATAATTGGAGTTTTTGCATTTATCTAATATTGTTTATTAAGTCAAATGCTTCTTCAAAGTCTATTGTATATTCTATTAACCTATCATTAACTGATGTTTTAAATCTCATATTAGAAGTCTTTACAGTTACAGGCACAGTTTCATCAACATCAGGTTTTTCTTTTTTAGGTCTTGTCATCCATACATACTCACTTAATAACAATTGCTCAAAAAATTGATTTGTATATTCAGGATAATAACCTGAACTCAAAGTATGCATTTGTTTACCTTGTGTATTAAATAGTTTATTTGGTGCATTATTTATTTCATACTGTGCATATTCATCATCAGGATATTGTATTGTATTAGACTGATATTTTTCATTAGTTCTATTTAATGCTGTAACTTCTTTTAAGAAAAACCATAAATCTTGCTGAACTCCATATCTGTTTATAAATGTTATTTTTCTACCTGCTCCATATTTAGTGCAATCAATTCTATTTATGTAACAAATATTAGAACCTTGATTTACTACTTGTGTATCTGTGCCACTATAAGAACTTACAGAATAAACTCCTGCCCCTGTCATATAATGAACATATCCTGAAACACCTGTTGGAACATATATATTCCATTCTGTACCACGTTCATCATATTTTGCTGCTAATAAGTATTTATGATTTACAGTAAATGGAACTTCAGGATTTGAACCTTCAGGAAAATATCCATATGCTTCCCATCCCACATCTGTATAATTAACAGTTGAACCTACCTGACTACCTGTCCCATTTAAACCTGAATAGTTTTTTAAGTTAGTTGATATTAATACTGTATCTACTGCATAAGTTGAAGAATAAGTTATGTCTAAATAATCCCTAACAAGTTCTGAAATATCAAAATTGCATCCTGTGCTTGGACTTACATTTTTTACTAGTGTATATCTTAATACTGTATTTATTGTAATTGTACATTCAACAGATTGAACACCTGATGAGGGTACTGCTATAAATTTATATTGTGGGTTTCTTAATGCTATATTTGCCATAATGTTTATTTTTCACCATATACCATTCGACTTTCTAAGTCTGATATAAATGCCTTTTTAAATTGTAATTCATATTTTTTTATTCCTGCTTCAAATGGTTTAGAAAAAAAGTAAGTTGGTTTGATACCTGATAAATATATACTTCTTCTTATTAGATATTGCATTGTTTTTCTTTTTAGAAATTTACCTGTTTTTTTATCTCTAACACCATCTAAATTTTTCTTTACAGTCCATTTATTTATAGCCTTTTTTAATCCTTTAGATTTCATTGCACCAAACTTATAAGGACTATTCGGTGCTTTTTGTTCACCATAATATTTGGCTTTTGATGGTAAAGCATTAGGGTTTTTTCCTTTTACACCTTGATCTACAAATTCAGCATAATCTTCCATTAGAAATTCTACTAATAATGCTTCCTGGTCATCTGAATCAATTTTATAGTCTAATGTATTATACAGATTCCCTTTGTTTTTAGGATATGGTTTTGCTTTAGATAAATTAGATTTAGCTTGTTGTATGACATACTTAGCATACTTTTTCATTACAGCTTCTAAATTGTTGTACTCCATTAGCAGATATATATGTCATTATAAATTACCACTTCCATATTTGCAGACCATCCTGCTAGTTGATTTTCAAATCTATCATAGAATGGTTCTAGTGTAGGATCACTTTGTAGCTGATACATATCTCTATATAAATCACCCATCCTTAATCTTTGTATTAGTTTGTTTAATACTGATAATTGTGTGTTAAGAATATCCTGCTCATTTGCATTACCCTTAAATCTGTCTATAGTTAATTCTTTAGATTGGTCAACAATATCCATTGCTAATACAGTAATATTAAATCTTAATACTTGTTCTTGATCTACTACACTATTTACAATAATATGACCCATAGGAAATATGTCTTGCTTGTTTAAATTAACATCTGTAATATCTCCTGTTGTTACTGTGTTGATATTTTTATCTTCTAGCAACTGTTCTTTGATAGTTTCTGTTAATTGATAAAAACCCCTTATTCCTTGTTGGCTCATTTAAAATTCTTTTTTATTTGTTTAGCTTCTAATTCGTTTTTGTCTTTCATAAATGACAACATCATTAAACAAGTGTGTACATTTAATTCGGTAATACTTTCAAATCTCGTAATATCTCCTTTAGCGAGTGTGTAAATTGATTGATACCAACCCCACTTTCTTCCAAAATTTGTTGATGCATCGAGCTGTCTATTTCCTGATTCTCCAAATAACTCACCATAACTGTCGATAAATCTATCCCTAGTTGATACAAAAAAAAAATTGACCCCAGAACTATGTCCATAGAAATTTCATCTAAATTTTCTTTAGAATTTACATCATAATCTTTGATGATATATTTATCTCCCATCTTGTTTTTTACAGGTCTGTATAATACATTCATAGCAATTAACATATTATCCCAATCACCAATATATGTATCTAAGTCAATATATTCACCTAAAGAAATAGCATCAAAGTCTGGAACAATTCCATATTGAATATTATTCATAGTAAATGTTCTAATTAATTCTGGCTTAGAATCAAACATACCATTTAAAATGTGTACTATTCTATCAGCATCAGACAGCTTTAATAATCTAACTGATTTAGCATCTAGATGGCAGAATATTTCAATCATCTTGCATTGCAGAAAATAAGGATCAGTATTGTTTTTCTGTATTTTCAGAAACTTCTGATACTGTTTCAGAGATATTTCTGATAGACTGTTTGGAATAGTTAATTCAACTTTCATATATATATAACGTATTTTAAATTGATTTTTATAATACACTAAGATAATAAAAAAAGGGCAGCCATTTCTGACCACCCTATCGATGTTGTAACTTCCCCAAGTTATTACTACAACACCTTATTCATTTCTATTTTCTTGAGCATAATCCCAAACCTGTGAATGTATTGCATCATCAACCCAATCCCAATAAAAGTCAGTTATATCCATTCCATTTAAAGTAACTTCTAATATTTCTAAGTCGCTTTCAGGTGGATTAAAGTAATTGCCATCATCCCAATAATATTCATAAGATATATTTAAATTATAGTTGGCTTCATCGATATTGTATTCTCCTTTTACTTTCATAATTCTAATTCTTTTAAGTGTGTGTATTTGTCTTTTAATTCCTGAAGTTCTAATCTAGCTTTATTTCTTTCAAATCTGTATTTACTAATCATCATATCTTTTGCCATAGCATCCTGCTGAAGTCTGACAATATAGAAAGTAATATCTAGGTATTTAGTGATTAAATTGTTGAGGTCTTTATTGTCTGGTCTAGCCTTTTGCCATTCCTTTAGTTTTTCTAATACTACTATTGAGTTGCTGAGGTATTCCAAGTTGTGTATGTTTTCTATTGCGTTCATTTATGCTAAAATAACACAATTAAAGTTATCCACAAAATTTAATAACTTATTTATGAAATATAATATGTACCTCTATTTGGATTCTGGAGTTGATAGCTTACTGCATATCTTATAGCATCTATGCAATGATTCCATTTATCTATTGGTGTGTTTGATTTACGTTCTAACCAACAATAGTTATTTAGTTCTTTAATAAGATTTATGCTGTTAGGATCAATAATTAAATCATAGTCTTGTAGTAGTGAAATACCATATGTAATAGAACCCTGACCTTTTATTGACTTTACTACATTACATCCTTTAGCTTTAACCTCAGCTAGTAGTCTAGGTTCAGCAGAATCACCTACTATTAAATTAGTTCTTGCGTGTTTAAGGTTTAATTGTGCAATCTCTGTTGTTGTTAATCTAGGCAGATAAAAACATTCTTTTAGATAGATTATTTTATTAGTTGTGTCTATGTTAGTTTCTATCAATGTTGATTCATCTGATGCAAATCCATAATCTTGACCAAATACAGAAACACCAATTTGTTTAAATTCTCCTATCTTCCAATTAGTAAATATTACACCCTCAGCTTTAGCTAACCATCCACCTAACATTTGATGTCTGTATTTTTCTGGTCTTCTTTTCTTGATATTTTCTATTTGGGTTAAGTATGATTTAGATAGGTTTTCAATATTATCAAGATATGTTGTGTGTATGTATGTTGTGTTTTCTTTTGTAGTATTGCTACCTTCCATTATTCCTTTATCTTCAAAGAACCTGGAATATATCCAATGCTCCTTTGTTACAGGATTCAATATCAATATAACTCTATTTTGTTTTTTAAGGTTTCTAACAGATAAATCTATCTTGTCAAATATGCCTTCATCTACAAGTTCTTCAGCTTCATCCATAACCCAAGTGCTGACATTAGTTAAAGACTTTAGATTAGCTGTTTGATCTCCTGAAGATGTTTTGATACCTTTAAACAATATCTTACTGCCTGACATCTTATTTATTATTTCATCTTTTGTAATATGGAAATGGTCTTGTATGTTTAAGGTTTCTATCTTGTCTATAAATTCAGGTATTATAGAAATATATGCAGATGCTAATGTAAACCTAGTGAATAGTATTGTGTGTCCTGCTTCATAGGTTAGCAGCACTAATTGTAGATTAATTGAAAAAGACTTCCCAGAACCTCGACCCCCAGTTACTATAAAATATCTAGAAGGTGATTGTTGTATGGGTGCATACTTTTTATTTATATCTATCACTTAAATTTAATCAGGTCTTTGAAGTTTATATTAAAACCTTCAGAAGAATTAATATCTACTGATTCTTTAGGTTTCCCATATCTATAACCAAAGTATAAAGACATTGCCCTAGAATCACCTTTTAAGACTTGCTGACCTAGTGTTTTAATTACTTCATCATTATCTATTAGATTATCCATTTTCTCTATTAGTCTAACTTCATCAGCCTTTCTTGGTCTTCCTGAACCTTGTCTTGAACCACCATTATTTTTTCTTTTATCCATAATTGATATTTTATTGATTAATCAATCTTTACTATATAACGTAATTAAATTACTTTTTTAATTCTTTCTGCTACAGCTTTAACAACATTTACTGTTACAGCATTGCCACACATCTTGTATCTTTGACTATCAGATATTGTTCCTAGTTCTTTTCCAGTTTTAGTCCAATCATCAGGAAACCCTTGTAGCCTTTCACATTCTATTGGTGTTAATCTTCTGATAATTTTTGAATTTACAACAGCTTGTTCTCCACCTGAATCTAAGGTTTGTGCTATCCCTTTACCCACTCGACCTCTACGAGTTTTGCTTGGTAGATTTTGATAGTTTATTGTATCTCCAGGTTCAGCTATTTCATAACCTTTTCTATTATTTGTTTTTATCATAATTCTTTCATCTGCTGATTCTTTTGTTAAAGTAGGTGCTATTCCCTCACTATCATAAACACGATTTGTTTTTTCATAAGTTCCAAGAATTTCAATAAAAGTTGTTATAGCTTTATCATATTTATTTTCTGTTATATTTAAAACATCTTTTAATTTAAACCATATTTCAGCAGGTGGAATACTAAACCACTTTTCTTCATTTCTGAACCAATGTTCAACCTGACTAAATGGTAGATTCATTTCTTTGCTTATTTGTTTTATTGATTTTGTTTTGTGTTTTCTTATAAACAATCTAAGTTCTTTAATATTTATATCATACTTTCTTTTTTTTACTATTTCAGGAATATCGTGTGCAATTATTTTTTGTGCATTGAGTTTACGTTTAATAATGTAGCTTCCATTTCCTCCTGCTTCGTATCTTGTTGTGAGTGTACAGGTATTTGCTTGTTGTCCTTGTATGTCATTAACCTTTCTGTTATTTTCTGTGATAGGAAATACTTGTCCTTTACTTCCGTTTCTAATATATCCGACAAGGTAGATTCTCTGTCTATTTTGGGGTAAAAACCAACTTGTATTAAGCAGTTGCCATTCAAGTCTATAACCCCCAATGTTGGTAAAGGCTTGGATAATTGCCCAAAAGTCTGAGCCAGAGTTTGAGCTGAATGTTCCTTTAACATTTTCCCAGATAAAAAAACGTGGTCTGCATTCTTTGATAAGCCTAATTGCTTCGGTAATAAGACTTGATCTTTCCCCATCCATTCCTTTTCTTTTTCCTGCCAGGCTAAAGTCTTGACAAGGACTTCCGAAAGTGATAACATCGATTCTTGGTAAGTTCCTTCCTTGAACATCTGTAATTGATTTGACATAAGTACTATTTTTAAAATTATGTTTATATACATCTATTGCATACTTATCTATTTCTGAATAGTATGTATGCTTTATATTAAATACTTTTTTTAGACCTAAACTAAAACCCCCAATTCCACTAAATAAATCTAAGTGATTCATAACATATTAAATTTATTTGTTTTTATTTTCTGTTTGTTTTTGAAGTGCAGCCAAACATCTCCAGGCACATTTAGCTAAGTGAGGTGTTCCATCAATATCTAATTCATCAGCTTGAAGAAGATGTCGCATTAGTGCATCTAAATCATCTGTGGATTTGTTTCTATCCCAATGTAATGGTTTATCAGGATGATGTTGTTTGCTGCCTATATAAGATACCTTTGCAACTTCACAAAGTGCATCAGGAAAATATTTAATTAGTCCACTATATATAGGAATTTCTTT